CAAGCACCAACCCGAGTGTCCAGCCCATCCGGTAACTGTTGCTGTACCATGAAATCATCACACAATGGCTCGATCATGCTTCGTAGACTGCTGAATTGCCGGCATGTTCAAATACTTCAACGGATCTTAGTCTAACACCCTGTCCCACTGGGTATCGTGCGTTGAAAACAACCTTCTTATCGCTCTTGAGCAGAGTCCACTCTTGGCCGCTTTGGAAAGTCGTTAGGATATTGTTCATGACATTGAAGCACAGTTCTGCGAACTTTTCACAGCCTACTCCTTCCACAGTCCTGATGTCACAGACACCACCTTCTGCTTGTAATCCCAGTTCAGCCATTTTCAAGAACATGGGCAAGTGAGGATCATCCTTGGCAACTACCAATGTGTGATCGAACATGTGTTCGCTCCATTCCTTGAATGCTTTGAGTCCACCAAAGTCCATGACCCAGTTACGGTCGTCTAAGGTTTCACTTTCAAATACCAGTTTGATACCAATGGAATAGCCATGTAGTAAACTGCAATGACTGTGTGTTGAACGCCATTGGCGGAAGCAACAACTGAGTCCTCGATCGTTGCCGTATGTTTTTGTTGAAAGATATTTTGCCATCTCTAGTCTCCTTTATAAATGAGCAAGTTTGACGACATGCAGAATTTATATTGCGGGGTGAATGACGTGAGAGACCGCATTGACAGATACTTATAACAGCACTATCGACTGGGAAGTTCATTGATGCCTAAAGCGGTAAAGCATCTTTGTACTCCCACCACCTGGCTCCAACAGTCCCAAAGTGCATGATGTGCGGCACCTTTAGGACGGCTGAGACCTGGTACTAAACTATAAAGTGTACGAGCATCGCGGGCTTGCCAATAATTCCAAGGGAAGCCACGCTTGAGTTCTCTACTGAAGTGTTCGATAATGTTCAAGTCGAAACCAGAACCATTGGCCCAGATAGCATCAAGGCCACCGCACCAGCGATGGAAGTCGGCCAACACAGCACGAATGTCGTGGCGATCATCTTCGGCAAAGGCTTCTTCGCGAACTTCTTCGCTTTGTTCTCCCCACCATTGCAGGGTGGCATCGTCAATGATGTGATCGAGGCCTTCGAAACTGTCAATGCTGACTCTACGATAAAATGTGTCCATTTTTTCCATTGGAGTATTGGCATCATCCTGCCAAGGATTGAATCTGATGGCACCAATGGTCAACATGAGACTGTTGGGTTTGGTCCCTAGCGTTTCCAGATCAACCATGACATGGTTACCGGGGTGATGTTTGTTCCAAGGCTGTTTCATTCGTTTTCGCTATCGTAAGGTTCAACATTTTCTTCAATGACTTCACCATGTTCATCTAATAGATCAATCTTTACCGGACCAATCACACGCACATGATCATCTTCAATTTCCCAGGCATGGTTGCCATCGTAGACCCAGGCAGTGCCACAGCGTCCATCTTCATCTTCTCGTTCCCACCGGAGGATAGATTCAATTTCCTGTTTCTCTTCGTCAGTGAAGCCGTCTGAAAAGTTCACATATACTCCGCAGAGATCGTCCAGTTCACAGCCCCAACCTACTTCGGGTCTACAGTGGATGCCGTTGTTGCCTTCTGCTTCAAACCGCCACACAGGTTCGTCTTCTTCGCGATAGCCATACCCCCAACGCCATACTTCTGTGACATCAAAGCCTCGTATAGAACCGTCTGGTAATTGTTCAAATACATCTACAAAGTATTCTACTGACTTCTTTTCCAGCGGAGTGATACGATAAACTTTTTCCATCATTCTTCCTTGAAGTCTACCATTTTTCCATCAGCGTCAGCACACACTAATTTCACACGCTCTCCGGCTTCATCGCAGATTTCGATAGGACCCCATATCCAACATTCTGTGTCGTCCTGAGACCAATCTTCTTGCTCTTCCAACACATAAAATCCTTCTTCGTCAATGAGTGTTTCCAGGCGTTCACGCTCGTCATCCTCTATATCTTCGGGCCAATTGATTTCTTCCCAACAGCCATCCCATGTTTCGATCAGTTCAACATCATCGATGTTGGATCCAGGAGAATTGTACATGTCCACGCTGTCTTGGCTGCCATCTCCACCGGGTACACAGTCGAATTCAAACTCGGGTGGATTGTCATCGCTGGTGGTCACATTCCAACTGCCCAGTCTCCAGCCAGTGCGTCGAGTGATTCGCATGCCATCCTTGGTAAAATGTTCATGCTCCTCAATCGATTTTTTGTAATATGTTCTTACGATCCATGTAGACATGTCACGACTCCTGTTCGATTATTCAGCGGATTTTTCAACTTTGGTCAGGATACAAGTACCGTCTTCTTCGACTTTCCAATTCAGCGTATCGCCTTCCTTCCAGCCCACTGCGGCCAGCAAGTCATCGGGAAACTCGATGATGGCATCTCCGGTGTCGGGATCTTCTTGTACTGTGGTAATCCAATGTGTCATGCTAACATTCCTTCGCAGAGTTTTTTGATATCCTCATCAGTCATGAAAAACTGATAGGTCGATGATCCATCAACCTTGCCGTCATTCAAAGTTTCTTGGATGAATTCCACGGCATTTAGTTCTGCTGGTGACAAGCACTTCCAACTCTTTACCCTGAGTCTAAATGCCTGATCTTCTTTGACTGTAAACTCTTTCATTGCGTCTCCTTGGTATGGTGTGATCTTTCAACCAAATTTTTCAATTCTGCTTCGGTGGGAAATGTCTGCATAATGATCCTGGCACGCTCTCTGATATGGCTTGGCACTCGAGGAGTCACTTGAGGTATCAGCAGATCTTCGATCAGCCGCATGCCTTCTAGTATAGTCTGATACTGATCTTTGTGTTTTTTCATATCGCTCTTTCTATTAGGTCCATAGCCCTTGCCTGATCTTGATCAGACGGATCATCATTTCTTCATCTTCTTGTTCATAGGCCTGCTCGATCTCTTGCGTTTTGTCAAGTGCAGTTCGGGACATTTCTGCTTCTTCGGGTGTGCGATCTTCCAGGTCGAAGAAACGATCCCCTCGCTCACGTTTCATTTCACAGTAAGCAGTCCAACCGCCTGCGTCGTGGGGATCAGGGCGATTGGGGTAAACTTCGGTCCACCACTTGTAGAGTGCTAGGATTTCTTCTGCTTTGATGGCCTGAGGTGTTGATTTGCCAATGTTCTCATCACCGGGTTCAAAACCGTCGTCTTCTTTCCAGCGAAGTTGTCGTTGCCATTCTAGATTGTCTAGGCCGGCCTGGGCACAACGCCAGGTGCGAACACGCCACCAGCCCACTGCCCACCAAGGCATGTTGTATTTGGGTCTCTCCTCGGGGCTCCAAGCGAGGTGCCACCATGCCAGTTCTACTTCCACGAAATCAACTAGTTCATTGAAAAGACATGGGAGAAAACGGTTCCCAACATCTGCCCAATGGCCAGGCTTGATATCCCTAGGATGAGCAGTAAGAGCATGAGTACGAGTAACCCAACGATTGTTGATATAGTATTTGATATCATGAAGTCGATCCACAGGCCACCAGATAAAATTTTGGATCGCATCTAGGGCCTCTTCGGCAATCCAAAAACGAATAGGATGTTTGGCTTTGCCTTCCGCTTCCCATTCGCGCCAGCCACGGCCAGTTTTGGCATGGCCTTTTTCAATGCCTCGGACCCAGTCAGCAAATTTTGAGCATGACCAATAGTTGTATCTCTGTCCCATTACTCTTCCACCTTGTTGGTTGTCACGCCTGCTTGGCGTAGAAAATTCAAGCCGTCGTCACTTCTATAATTATGTCGCCAAAACACCTGCTTTATTCCGCTTTGGAAAATCAGTTTTGCACATTCCATGCAAGGTGCATGGGTCACGAACATCACAGCGTCCTCGGCACTTTCAGGACTGCGAGCCACTTTGGCGATGGCATTGGCTTCGGCATGCAACACTTCGGCCTTGGTTTTTAGCCGGTAACGACCTTGCATCTTGTTGCCGTCTGAGTCGATGTATTCACCTTCATAGGGCCAACTGGCCTCAATTTCTTCTGCATTGAGCCAACCACCAGCACTACACCATTCCTTGTCTTCGCAGTCATTGTCCCAACCTGCTGGCATGCCGTTGTAGCCGATGCTGATGATCCTATCTTCTTTGACCAATATAGCACCAACCTGCAGGCGTCTAGCGGTGCTGAGACCTGCATAGTTTTCTGCGGTTCGCATATGTGCTTTGATATATTTGGGTTTCATGTAAATACAAGTATAACAGTTTTACTGGAGTATGTCAATGAAAGTTATCTTGATTCACGGTGCCAATGCCACCAAAGTATGCTGGAACTGGATCGGTTCTCAAGTCGATGACCATGAAAGATTCGAATGGGACATGATGACAGATCCTGAAGAAAACCTCGCAGACATGGCAAGGAGACTCAGCGGACCGGCCATCGTAGTAGGTCACAGCATGGGCGGTTTGTATGCTTGGCATTTGGCTCAAAGACATCCTGACAAGATCGTTGGTGCTGTGTCGGTGGCCACTCCCTGGGGAGGTATCATACAGGCCGATATCTGGAAACTGTTTAATTTTTCCACACCTTGGTTGCGTATGGTTTCAAGGCTGCAACCTTGGACAGTACAATGCCGTTCGCAGGAACCACCTGTGCCCTGGACCAATGTGATCTGCAGTCGCGGATTTGATCTAATGGGGGTGGAGGCCAATGATGGAGTTGTCACGGTAGCGAGCCAAAAAGAAATCATGAAGCAGTCCTTGATAGAAGAAATACAGTTGTCTTATGGTCACAATGAGGTATTGCAAAGTCCTGAACTACTTGATATCATTCTCCAACGCCAATCGCACCCGCTGGTAAGTCTTGCGGAGTAGTCGTTTTCTCACCGGGTGTCCCGCATCAAACAAGTTGGCATAGTTCCACCAAACAGAATAGGTAGTGGTGGGATCAGCGATATCGGGAATCACAAATCCCTTTTTCATGTCCAACATCTCGGAAGCCAGGCTCCAGGCATAAGCATCAATCTCATCTGTGTCAGAGTAGTAGTCTAACTCTTCATTTCCAGTCTTCTTGCTGTGTATCTTGCCACGATTCTTGTGCCGCACCCATTGATACTGATGCACTTTTTCATGCATGATACACTCTGACACATCATTCACGAATCTTTCCCAGGAAATTTTACCCTCTTGACCAAATTCATAGATCTTGGTGTCAGGGTGTGTGTTTATCCAGATGCTGATCTTGCGTTGCTCGTAGCAATCAAACTGTCCAGTGAAAACCAGATGATCAACATCCAGTTCGTCGGTGGCTTTCCAATGGAATTGGGTGTTGTACTTTTTGTTCAACAAACGACCAAGCCGCCGAGCAAGGATTTTCAGGTCCTCAACAGGGCGGCCTCGATCGTAAAGCAGGCGTCTTATATCATTCCTGATACGCCATACTTTACGGAACTGCATTTTAGTCTTCTCGCTTTAATCCAATCAACTGTAGTAGGTTGATAAAGATATTGATAAAGTCCATGTACAGACTCAATGCACCCATGGTGCGGACTTTGGCGGAGTCGCCGCCGGCGTAGTAGTTGTTCTTCAGCATCTGTACATCATACGCAGTCAGGCCAACGAAGATCAACACAGCCAGCACATTGATGGTGGCAGCCAGGGCTGGTAGTGCCAACCAAATGTTCACGATACCAGCGATGATGATGCCAATCAATCCCACTAGTAGGAATGAACCCATACTGGTTAGATCTCGTTTGGTGGTATAGCCTAGGATGGCAAAAGTTGCAAATACTGCCGCGGCCAAGAAAAATGCTGTAGCGACGCTGGCACCAGTGAATACCAACAGCAATGATCCCATGGCAAGACCATTTAGACCTGCAAATGCCACAAAGCAAAGTATCAGTGCGTTGTTGCTGAGCCGTTCCGCACCAAAACTCATGACCAGCACGATGGCCAATGGACTGAGGATGATCAGCCAAGTCAGGATGCCTCCTGCGTACAAGGCTGGAATCATAGAGCCGATGTAGGCAGTCACAGCACTCAAGACCAGTGCAAAGGTCATGCGTAAAAAGATATCGTTGAAGTATGATCTGATACCCGGATCAACTGCTGACGATTCTGTTATCGTATCATTATATGACATGTTTTTATCTCCTTAGGTTTTTATTTAACATCAAACTATGATTTCTTTTTGCCGTTGATGTCGGAAAAGGTTGGTTCCCTTTTGACGAACTAAATCGGCCAGGACCTGCGGCGTAGTTTGCCACATTTCACGCATGTCAGGTTCATCAATATCATCGGCAGTATCATAGGCCCAAACTTCGGGCCAGCGTTGCATATTGGCCTGTGCCCGCATGATCATCATTGAGATCCTACCATTGAGGCGATTCTTGGGCTTTTTGCCAGATAAGATATCCAACATGTCATCACCTTTGAGTTCGTCCCAGGGAAGTAAAGTATCCACACCTAGAGTATCAAATAGCACTACCCATTGTCGAGCCATGTCATTCTCCGTCGCGTAAAATGTTTACGGCCCGAGTTAGATTATCTATGGTGGGCTCACACATTCGCATGAGGGTCTGACCCTCATGCTCGTTGTAGATCGACAGCATAGGGCGACCGTCTTGACCGATGATCACCAACAGTTGTCGTTGATCGATTTCTGCGATTTTGATCACATTGTATTGCATCTATGAAATCTCCTTTTCATAACCTTCGGGGTGTGCTATCAATCCTGTTTTATCCGGAAACCTAGTCTTGAAGTTTTCTGCCATCTCATCAAAGTTCTGACCTTGGGCCAGGAACTCACCGGTCTTGAATCTATAAGCGAACACGCCGTATTCGTTTTCTTCCAATCGCATCACGATGAACTTTTGCGCCATCACTTGGTTTATCAATTCACGAGACACGGTCATTTCATTGGTGGCCTGGGTCACTCGCCAAGCAACGAAGATAGCAAATCCTACCAGGACCCAAAGCACAAATTCTGTCATGGTCGTGACCTACCAAGATAAATGCCGAGCCCACTCAGGGCCAACGCTGGTGCTAGATACCCAGCAAACAACAGGATCAGCACCGCACACCAAAGATATATCATTGATCGATCTCCCGTATTTCCAAGACATTGTCAATCTTGAAACTACGCCACTCCTTCTTGTCAAGACACCAGGCACTGAGTGCGGTGGAATTTTCTGATTTGGTTTTTTTGCTTTCGCTTAGTCGTGGTGGCAGTAGGTTTTCTTGCAGAGTGCAAGGCATGATCCTCTTGGAACCATCCACTTTGATGAAAGTCACTTCGCAGGGTCCTTGATGTAGGAATTTAGTTAGGATGCTACGACGGTGTTCGGTGTCCCAGGTGGGGTCAAATTGCACGTGACTAGTTTGGCTCATTGTTGGTCCTAAATGGTGCTGTTGAAGTTTTATTATACAGCAAAAACATCAAGCAGTCAACGGCGATTTCCTGGACCAAAATCTGGATCAAGAATCCTGGAAAATGTCGCTGACATCCACGGGTAAGGTAGATTCCAATCTCTGTCGTGCGATGTCACAGTATTCCGCACTCATCTCTGTGCCCACGAATCTGCGACCCAGGATCCGGGCCATCTTGGCCGTGGTGCCCGATCCAGTGAAAGGATCAAACACGACATCACCGGGATCGGTCCAGGTCTGGATCTGGTCCAAAGCCAATTGTTCAGGCATGATGGCCGGGTGCTGGAACGCGATACGGTCTTTGGTGCTGTGACCGCCGCCCACTGAATATTCAAACACATTACGCACCTTGGTGAATTCATTGCGTTTGGTTTTCACATAGTAGATGGTGCCCTCTGCACCGCGATGCTTCATGTTGGCTTCGAGATGTCCAAACTTGGCACGCACCATGATGGGATTGAAAGTTTCGGGTGCGTCTCGGCTGAGTATGAAGATGTATTCCCAGGCCTGGTGATAGCGTTTGCTGCTCACACCCGCGGGCATGGGATTCTTTTTCACATAGATCATGGTGTCTTGCAGACGGAATCCCAGGCTCATGAAGTACAG